ATGTTTGACCAACGTGCAGTTGAGATGCCAGATGCCACCTTGAATCCAGCGCCAAGAGCCCTTAGGAAGTTGGACAGTGTTCCACGCTTGGACCAGGCCGCTAAGGCCACAGCTACAGACGCCTGCCCTTGGGCAGCCGCCCAGAACTTCGCCGGAAGCCCACTAACGTCCTCTCCTCGAAAGAAGAGGCGCTTCGCGAACTCCAAGCTCCGCCCTGTTGACACCATGGACTTTTGCAGCCCAATCTTCACGCGTAATAACCGGCACAACGCCCGGTACTTCCTGGCTACGCGGTCGTGAGCAATGACTACGTCATCACCTAGCACCGCGTATAGGACGAACCAACCCACAACCCCCGCGCGGTATGCGCTGTACTGTACCATTGCGTGATGTATTAGAGCAAGCATTCCCCAAGAGCTATAGGCTCCCATAGGCTGACCCGTCCCGTACTTCAAGAACCTTGATGAAAGTAGCAACCCCTTTGCTACCTTCTTAGGGATGGAGTAGGGACGTCCAACTAGTAGGTTAGCCCACGCCTTGGCATATGCCGGCCCGAATATTTGCGCCAGTAGCAGTTCCTGAATCCGCACGGGTATACAGTCAGTAGCAGCGGACAGATCATAAGAGTATATCGCCTGAGTTGGAGGTACCAGTTTGAGAAGACGATTAACCGGCCGAAGCTGGTCGAAAGTCCCATCTTGTGGTATCTCTCTCAAGATATCAAATAACCAGTCATGCAGTGGCTTTAAAGCCCATTGCGTCCAGATATCTGCTAAGGCCACCACCCGTACCTTACCCGCAGGCTCCGGGAGCAGGGCTAGTCGCCCACACAAGTTCGTTCCCCACCCATGAGCGTTGGCCAAAACCTCCACACCTCCCTTTCTCTCCGAAGAGAGTCTAGAAGGCATAGGGGCTCTGGTTGCCGCACGGGCCATTGGGAGATATCGTGCCGTGTGCTCCAGAAGCGTCCAAAACGACCTAGTCGTTCCATAACCACCCGGTATAAGCCGTAAGTAGTCTAGGAGGATGTTGGTACCTAGCCCATAGAAGCCGTCTTGCGACGGTTTCGGGGCCTCGCCTGGCTGAACATAGTCAGTGCTCATCAGAGCGGTTTTGGTCCACAAGCTCGCCGAGGAGAGCCTGTGTGCATAAGCGGTTGGTGTACCGGATAGGAGGAAGGGTACAGGCATTTGGTCTAGTTTAAGTCCGTTGACGAAGCCCGCTATACGCGGGTCTTCACACCTGTCAGCGGACACCGAAGAGATCACAACAGGCACCGGCTTGGCCAGGACGGATGTCCCTATATCGACCAGAGGCTGGTCCGTGTGTTGGCTAACCATTGGAAGGAAGCGCTTCCTCACCCAGGTGACCCAGTCCTTTTCGAACTGAGGCCCAAGCTTAGGCGCTGAGGCCAGAATCGTTGCGAAACTGACCTTTCCCTTACATGGCATCACACGGTAAATTCCGAAGAAACTTAGCCAGAGCTGGATTGTCAGCTTGTCTCCAAGCCGTATCCTCTGCCTTGCGAAGGCAGGAATGATACGAGGGATTCCATCCCTTGTACAGGCTACAGCCACTCCCCCGATCCTTCGTGAATCGAAGGAGAGTAGACTTCCAGGTAACGCTTGAACCAGCAATACGTTACAGCTCTTTAGGTATAGAACCAGGCCTTTTCGGCCCGAATTCCGACCAATGGTTACGCAATGACGCGCGAATGTTGCGAGTTGAATGATTAACGAGCGGGACACCTTACCTGCCACCAGCCGGATCCAGGAGATTCCCGGTACCAGCCAGTGGCTCCAGACTTTTAGATCTGGGCGCCATGAAACAGTTCTATTGAGGATCCTTGCTTGCTTGAGTCTCAGACTCTGCAAAAGGAATTTCATAGACAAATATCTGGTGCCTCTAAGGGAAAGAATCAAGATCCTGTTTCACCTTCGGTTTCCATTCTCCACTTAATAAGGGAGGTGGGCCGCAGGCGCTCTTGGTAGAGTCGGCGGTTAGCCGCTCAGGAAATCAGACAACTACGCAGCGTAGTCGTGCGGACCCTGCTTGCAACCCGATATGGGCAGCGGACTGTATATCTACAGCCCCCGCTTGCTTCGTTCGATGAGTGGTTCACTCACCACTATAATCCTCGAGTGCCAAGAATCTTAGTGGTGGAACGGTTAGTCACCTTCCACACAAAGTGTTGTAGCATTTCCGCCGTACAGACGCGTCGCCTTGCTGATACCTGACAATGTCAGGAACAGTTAAGATGGCGTCCGGTGGTCTCAGCTTGCAATGGTATGACTCCACGCTACTGATCCAGCCCGAACCACCACCCCAACCGCCCCTTGTCTCATGCTCATTGCTATCCTGGTTTCCCAGGGTTCGCTCCAGGCGAGTTAGGACGTTCGAGGCCAATGGTCTCTAACTCTAATTAGCCTGTACAACCCGCAGTAAGGGTTGCCAGAACCGCCGGTGGCGGCTCCCAGCCCCGCCCGCAATCCCTTTCTGGTATCCCAGAATTCGAGAAGGAGGATAAGGACTGGCAAGCATGTCACGTTCTGACCTGGTTAGATCCAGAGATCCCCCTTAGGAGATCTCAGGACGCTTCGCGTCCCTAGCCCGGGTAGAGCTAAGGCAAAAGCTTCAGTACCAATTACTCGATACTTTCCCCCGTCCGCGAAGCCAAGAACATGAGTGGGTATGCTGACATTGACCAACGGTTTGGGTGCACGGTGAAAGCTGTGCTCAGAGGAGGATGGTCCGAGGGACCTGCCCCTAGGATGCACGCGCTCAATCTTAGAGCCTTGTCTGGGAAGACAAATTCTAAGCTGAACTGGCTTTGCCGTTTAGCTTGGGACCTTTTCCCAAGACGGATG